TTCCAATAAGAGAAGGCAACAGACATTATGACGAAATTATGCGACAAGTTGAAGAAGGAACATTAACTATAGAGGCAGCAGACTAATGGCAAATACTAAGATACCTATTGAGCTTTCTAGCACTCCTTCCATCGTAGATAATGGCGATGCGACTGCTATAACTATTGATAGTTCTGAGAAAGTTGGACTTGGCTGCACACCACATTTTCCATTTGATGTACAACTTAATTCTTCAAGAAGAATAGGTTTTAATTATTCAGATTCACAAAATACTATTTTATCGCATGATGGTTCAGGAAATATAGAAACATTAGGCTTGAGAGGAAATACGATTTTATTTTACTCTGATTACGATGCTAGTAATCCTGATGGGGTTGAAAGAATGCGTATTGATGCTGCTGGGGCTGTGCTTATTGGGCAAAGTTCTTCTGCTCAGCCTGTAGTAGCTGATATTGCTGGTATTGGATTTAGTGCGTCAGGTTTAGCAGAATTTCAAGTTGATGGCGGTACTGTTATGCGAGTTGGTAGACTCACCAATGATGGTGATTTAGTTGAGTTTAGAGCACAAACACAAACAGAAGGTAAAATAACTGTTTCAGGTGCTACTGTAAGTTATCAAGGTTTTTCAGGCTCTCACGAATCATCAGGCATAGCAACAGATACAGAAATAGGAACTGTTTGTTCAACTATAGATGAATTAGATACTTATGTTTCAGGAAATAAATCAGGACAAACCAGAGCAGAACACGCAAAAATAAAAGTAAGCGATACTGTAGGAGATTCAAGAGTTTATGGTGTTTTAAATAGTTATTCTGAAACTGATAATAAACCTATAGTTTCTTCTGTAGGTATAGGCTCAGTAAGAGTAACAGGTGCTTGTAATGGTGGAGATTTATTAGAATCTAATGGTGATGGAACTGCTAAAGTTCAAGACGATGACATAATTAGAAGTAAAACAATAGGAAAAGTTACAATAGGAAATTCAAATGCTGGTGTTAAATTAGTATCTTGTGTCTTATATTGTGGTTGATTTTAGTGTGATAGAATAATTTTTTTATGGAGTAAATATGGCAGACGCTAAAGAAAGTAAAACTTTTACTATTACTGACGAATCTGGTGAAGCCAGTGTTTATGAGATTGATTCTTTTACCGAAGAACAAGTAAATCTTTGGGGCAGAATACAACAACTAACACAGGAAAGAGATCAGATCACATTGAGAGGGCAAGAAATAAATATGCTCATCAATCAGTATGGTTTAAGTTTGAAAAAAAGTCTTGATTCAGATGAAGCAGACTCCGAAGAAGGAGAAAAAGATGCCGACTCTGGAAAAGCCGACAGCAAATCAAGTTCAAAATGATCTGAATGCACATCAATTGGTATGTGCTGAAAGATACAGGAACATTGAGAAAAGATTAGACTCAGGGGCAAATAGGTTTGCTCGTATAGAGGGTATGATCATTGGTCTGTATGGTTTGTTAGTCGGAGCAACCATACTTGAGAGGTTACTCTAATGGCAGGATTACAAATAAGCACAGCTCCCACACAAGAGCCACTAACGCTACAAGAGGTAAAAGATTACCTGCGTGTAGAGGACAGCACAGACGAAAGAATAATTAGACCTTACATAGAAACTGCTAGAAGGTTTGCTGAAGAACACTTAGGCAGATCATTAATGACACAAACCATAACCCAGTTCATAGATGGTTATGATGAAATGGAAGATCCACTGTTTGAAGGTTTTAGAACTGGTCCTTACCTTACCTATTACAAAAATTACATAACACTAGCAAGACCACCTGTGGTTTCAGTTACTTCGGTAAGTACCTTCAATGATGAGGACACAGAGACAACTTTTGCTAGTAGCAGGTATTACTTAGACAATGTCAGAGAACCCTCAAGAATTGTTTTAAGGAACGGAGAAACATTCCCAACTGCTCTACGAGTAGCAAATGCCATCAAGATTGTGTATGTCACTGGATATACCTCTCCTTATGCTATTCCTGAGCCAATAAGGTTGGGGATGTTGCAACACATAGCACATTTGTATGAACACAGGGGCGATATGTACTCGGCTCAGGCTTACCCACCATCAATGCAAAAACTTTATGCCCCTTATGTAGTTATGAAGGGTTTGTATTCTAATACTCTCCTATCGGTAGGTTAAGATGAGCATTGGCATGATGCGACATCAAGTCAAGCTACAGTCGCCCTCCCATACGACAGATGCAGGCGGTGGAGCTGCAAAAACCTTCACAACCCTTGCTTTGCTCTGGGCTAATATAAAGCCCGTCAGCAACAAAGAAGGGGTCAGACAGGGTAAAGTCCAAGAAACCCAAACTCATCACATCACGATCCGTTTTCGCAGTGATATAGGTACAAATTACCGCATACAGTATGGATCTCGTAACTTCAACATAAGAGGAATCAGAAACATAGACGAAAGAGATAGGTATTTGCTTTTGATTTGCGAAGAAGGAGTAGCCAATTGAAAATTAAGTTTGATATAAAAAATCTGACTGCTTTTAACAAAAGTCTAAAGAAAAGATTTACTAAAGATGCCTTATTTGAAACAAAAAGGAAAATGAATAGATCCGTAGATGTAGTTAGAAACCATGTCGTTGAGAGCATACAAAGAGGAGCTAAGTCAGGGGAAACTTACGAACTTTACAATCCAAGAAGAACGCATACCGCATCTGCTCCTGGTCAACCGCCTGCAACCGATACAGGATTCTTAGTTTCCAATGTTTCTACACAAGTGAAAACACAAGGCAAAAAGGTTATAGGGCAGATAGTTTCATCAGCTCCTTATTCAGTGCATCTTGAATTTGGCACAACTAAAATGAGACCAAGACCTTTCATGCAACCTGCATTACAAAAAAACAAAAGAAAAATACAAAAAATATTTGGGGAGGGTAAGTACATTAAATGAGCATAGGACAATTCGCCTTACAAACAGCTATTTATTCAACCCTGAACAGCGATAGTAACCTTACATCAACGCTAGGGGCAGGTGTTTACGATGAAGTCGTAGAGACAGCTTCTTATCCTTTTGTAGAGATAGCAGACGATACTGCCATTGAATACGACACAAAAGATCTTGATGGTGGCGAGTTCACAATGACCATTCATGTGTGGTCACAATACGCAGGGGCAAAGGAAACAAAAAATATTATGGACAGAATTCACACTCTACTTCACAATAGTAGTCTAAGTGTTACAGGATTCAATCTTGTTAATTTAAGGTTTGAATTTAGTGATATACTAAAAGACCCAGATGGGATTACCAGACATGGTGTCATGCGATTCCGTGCAATAATTTTAGGAACTTCATAATAGGAGATAAATTATGGCAGCACAGAAAGGTTCAGCAGTTCTAATCAAAACTACAGTCAGTGGTTCAGTTACAACTGTAGGTGGTCTTAGATCATCTTCAATCACTCTTAATGATGAAATGGTTGATATTACTAATAAAGATTCTTCAAATTTAAGAACTTTATTACCTCAAGCAGGTGTACAATCAATGACCATCAGTGGTTCTGGTGTCTTTACAGATAGCACATCTGAACAGCAATTAAGAACTGATTTTGGGGCTTCAACTTTCACAACTTATAATTTTGTGATACCTGATTTAGGAACATATTCAGGTACTTTCCAAATTACATCTTTGGAATTTGCAGGAGAGTACAATGGGGAAGCTACATACTCTATAACGCTTGAATCAAGCGGAACAATCTCATTCGCAGCAGCATAAGATGTTTAAGACTGTTGAGATAAAAAAGGGCAAGGACACTTTGCAAGCAAGTCTTGATGAGGGTGTCCTTTCTGCCCCAAATAAATTAGGTAAAGATATTTCTGAAATTGAGGTTGATGGCAAAACTTACAAAGTTTTAGACTCAACTGTTGATGAAAGAGATGATCTTATTTATTTAACATTAGAGCTTCCAAAGGGAAGTTCAGGAGCAAAGTCAAATGACGAATCCACTAAGGGGTGAAATACAAATCACTCTAGGTTCAGAAACCTACAAGGCTCGGCTGAATATTGATGCTCTAGTTCGCATAGAAGATGAACTAGACTCTGGCATTCTCAAACTCGCTTCTCGTATTGCACAAGCTGATGTTAGGCTAAGAGAACTTATCGTAGTTCTGAAAGCTGCACTCAGAGGTGGCGGTAACGATTTTGATGATAAAAAAGTCGGAAAGATAATCAGTGACATAGGCATTGTCGCTGCTAGTACAGAAGTCGCAAAACTTCTGGCACAAACCTTAAGCGATCCAGACGGAGAAGAAGAGGGAAAGTCTCAGCAAGTAGCATAACTGATGAAGCTATCAGTTGGTCAAGGTTCATGCAAATCTGTCTTGGCACTATGGCGATGCGACCAAAAGATTTTTGGGATCTCTCGCCTATTGAAATGTATGCTGCTATCAGAGGCTTTAAAGAGTTTCATACAACCGAATCCGAACAACCCATGTCCAAAAATGAATTGGAAGAACTTATGGAGTTATATCCTGACTAATGGCTAAAACAGTTGACGAATTAATTGTAGAGATAAAAGCAGATACCAAAGATCTGAACGCTAAACTGCGTAACATTGAAGGTAGTTTAGGAAGAACCTCACAAAAAGGTAGAGGAGCTTTTTTGCCAATGATAGGTTCTGCAAAAACATTAATACCATTATTGGGAACTGTTGCTGCAGGATTAGGTGGAATTGCTGCTGTTCAAGGTATTGCAAGGGTCGGATCTGAATTTGAAGATATGAGAGATTCTTTGAATCAAGTGTTCGGTTCAGTTCAAAGAGGAGACGCTGCATTCAATAGTATTCTTACTTTCGCACAAACTACTCCTTTTCAAATAGAAGATGTAACAAGAGCATTTATTTCTCTGAAAGGAGCAGGAATAGAACCAAATATGGGTATGTTGCAAACCTTTGCTGATACAGCATCAACTTCAATTGATCAATTAGGAGCTTTCAATGCAATGGTCAGATTGGTACAAAGATCTGCTGCAGGTGGTTTAGGTTTAGAAGAAATCAACCAATTAGATGACAGAGGTATTCCTGCAACAAAAATCTTGACCGATGCTTTAGG